AAGCTAAGCTGGTGCTCGGATCGAAAGACATTCCTAGTATGCGGCAGGCACTTGCTGAGCTGATGAAATAACGGAGCACACCCATGAGCAGACTATCTGGTATCGTCGCAAACCTACCTCGGTCGCCTGAATTAGAGGGTCCGGAACCGGAAGAGAGCACCAGCCGACTGTCTGGTGTTGTGGCAAATCTACCAGTCGCCCCTAACGAGCAGGGCTTCACTTACCAGGAACCACCGCAGTACGATCCGTCCATATCCGCCGGCGTGTCGATCCCCGATCCGTCCAGTCCGCCGATGCCGATGCAGGCTGCACCGCCGATAGCCAACCCCGCCATGCCCGGTCCGCAGTTCCCTTCAGGTACACCAGCGGACGTGCGAGATACCAGGCCCGATTTATTTAATAAAGAACGTCCAGCGTTACCAGAACGCGCCGTCCAGCAGTTTATGAACCGTTTCATTCTGGAAGACCTTGAGCGGGCGAGGCCCAGTTCAAACGTGGCCGAATCGATGGGTGTTTTAGCACAAACTGCCGAGTCGTTAGGGGAACCACAGGATTACCAGGGGGGCAGTCTATTAGGTGAACTGTGGCACGATACCAAGCAGGTGGGCAAGTTCGTCTACGGGATGAATAAGGCGTATTTTAGCCCTGAAAAAACCCAAGAACGAGAAGGTGTTCATCAGGCACTTGAAAAAGAACGCGGCAGCTATGCGATACAGGTGCCGCAACCAGAAGGATTAGGCGAAAAGGTGACCGATGTTGGTGCTGGCCTGTCGGCTTTTCTTGCCAGGCTGTACGTTGCCAAAAAAATAGTTCCCAAGGAAGTCGGAACCTTACACGACGCTCTGGCCTGGGAGGTCGAGAGTCGGGCGTCTGGCGGATTGCCCGGCGAAGGGGCCGCCATGAGCGGTACGCTTAAGACTCTGGGCAAGTTGCGAAAATTAGGCAAGATGGGGGCGGCTGGGGAGCTGGGGGCGGAATCTGCCCTGTTTGCAAGTTTAGCGGCGTCCCAGGGTGGTGAACTCGAGGATGTAATCATTGCCGCTTTATTGCCGCCGGCCCTGAGATTGTCCGGCGTCGTGCGAGCGAAAGCAAAATCCATGCTGGCCGGTAAGAGCCTGATGGAGATGGAGAAGGCAACTTCGGAGCTGTGGCGGATGCGGGAGCAGGCTCTATCTGAGCTTGGGCTGCCGAGTAACGCCACAGAATCACAAATCAAAAAGGCTTATAGAGCAAAATCGCACCAGACTCACCCGGATATTGTCGGGACCGGCAGGGAGGCTGAGTTTGCTAATGCGACAGATGCATCTAACTTTCTTCACGGCAGGACCTCGGAGTTCAAACCAAGACCCGTCCCACCGCCAGGCTCTGCCCCCGAAGTTGCGGGTAAGCCACAGCCTGGAGCACCAAAGGACGCCCCTCAGGGCAGCTCTACGGTCCCAGGACCGACGATCCCCGAGAAGACCTCTCAAACTACCTCCAAAAAAGATAAGCCCTTAGAATCGGAAATAACGCCTTTGAGCGAGCAGGGTGCGACTGAGGACGTGGATTGGAAACCGCAGTGGGAGGAAGTAGAATATGGCCGATTGCGTGAAGGTGATATTATTCGGCTCAGGACCACTAATGGCGGCGAGGTGGTGGGTGAGTTCAAGGGTAATTCTGCTGGTTCTGTAGATAGTGCGGAAGCTGCCGTAGCGGTTATTGGTAACCATCGAGTACCGTTATATAGAATTAAATCAGTTGAACGAGAAATAGCAAAAACCAAGCCAACTGCCGAGGAATCTGCGGTAGTTGAGAAGCCCCCGAAGGCGATCGCAGCTACGGCAACGGAACCGGAGGGGACCGGGGCGAACAAGACGATCGCCGAGATCGATCGCCAGGTCAAATGGGGCACCACGTCCAAAGGCACTGCCCGGCTGGCCAAGCAGCTGATAAAAACGGACCCTGATTTCGACGCCAACGACGCTCTGATGATCTCCGGTGAGGTCATGGCGGCGACCGACGAGATTATAGAAGCGGAAGGATTGACGAAATACAATGCCGACGGAACAAAAAAGAAATACGGGGTCATGGGGTTCACTTTCCCTAACCTTGAAAGCTCTGCCACCCGAACAGCCATCCAACTCTATCGCGGTCACGATGCGGACACCCTCGTCGAAGAGTGGTATCACCGGGCCTGGTATCGCCTATCACCCCAAAAGCAAGCGGTTTATCGGAAATATCATGTCGCCTCAGAAGACGGACGGAGCGTAGAAGAGCATTACGGGCAGGAGGGGCGAGACTTCCACTTCGGACGGAAGCTGCATGAGACGGCAGGCCCAATTAGAGAGCTGTTTGCCGGGGCCAGAAAGTCCCTGCGAGCTCTGATCCAGCGGATCCGGACGCTGCGTGGTGCTAAGATTCCCAAAGAAATTGAAGAAATGTACCAAGAGTCCGGGACAGGGGTCAGAAAGCCAGCCAAGGCCGCGCCAATGAAGGCGAAAGCCATCGACTCTCGGGCCGTTAAGGCTAATGTGTCCTTCCAGGTACGTGATATAGATCCCAAATCGATCACTAACGAAGAGTGGTCTAAGATATCCCGGCACCTTAAACGCCAGGGCTATGATGTCCGCGGTGCCAAGGATGTCAAGGGATTGTTCGATAAGAACCCGACGATCTTCGAGTATCAGCCCGATTGGCAAAAGGCGTACAAGGCCGCTAAGGGCGAGCCGATCGCCAAGGGGCCGGCACCCACCGGCAATATCGATCGTAAGCGGATCAAGAAGCTGGGCACCACCACCAACATCGCCGAGGCTGGTTATCTCACCACCACAGGCACATATATAGACCTCTCAGGCAAGCGAGAAGGTGGACCGCATGGCGAGCGATCCTACGACCACCGAGAGGCAGGCGGCACCAATGGTATGTTGGAATATATGAATTTGGGTAATATCCGTTTGTTACCAGAGTCCGGTGGTATCGACCTGATGCAACTGCCAAACGCCAAACAACTATCAAAACTTACCGGGTGGATCGGACAACACAACGGTGAGGTCATGCTGGACCTACAGGACGGGTTAGGTGATTATGACAAGCACAACGAGTATTACCAAGTGTCTGGCCGTCGCACCAATGTAGAATTTCAGGCAGGGACGAAACCGATCAAGGTTATTGGCATCATTAAGCGATTCTACGCGGGCGAAGAGATCAAGCCAGGTCCATCCTTCCAGATCCGCGAGGAGGGCGAGGAAGACGACAAGAAAATCTCCCGCCCAAAATACAAGGACAACCTGGAAAGCTGGGACGATTACTACGACGAGCTCAAGGAGATGACCCCGGCGAACCAGGAACTCCATAAACGTGACCGTGAGGCTCTTGAGAAGATGGGCCGCAAACCCGACCCGATGGTCCCGCCTAAAGACGAGCAGAAGAAGATCGCGAAGGAGGACGTCGCTAAGGCAGTGTTCGATTATCTGGAAGGTCGACGCAGTTACAAGAAAGACAAGTGGATCAAGGACATTAAGCAGGTTTCGGTCGCGAAGATCGAAGAGATCTGGGATAGCTGGTGGTATGATCGCGACGTGGCGGCGATGGGTATTAACGGCGCGACCGACGCCCTACAGCAGGAGTTGGCGGTGGCCGCTGGGATCAAGAAGATTAACGCCAAGACCACGCGGGAGCTCAAGCGGATCGATGCGGCGGTGCAGTTGTATATCGACCTCAAGGGCAAAGAGGCGGTCGAGATCGATAAGTTTTACGCCGATCTGACTCCTGATCAGCAGGGGCTCGTCGACGAGAGTCAGAACCTACCTCCCGCCATTAAGAAGTTCGCCGAGAAAATCATCAACCTAAACTACCAGGCGGGTCTGGAAAAGATGTCAGCCGGGATGATCCAGAACGTGGTGGACAACTACACCATGCGGCTCTGGGGCGCTGAAACCCAGAAGATCAATCCCAAGAAGAAACGACAGCACGGCAGACACCAGAAGTTCGAGCAGGAAACTGACCGCTCTGAGGAGCGGCTGTACTCGTCGATCCTGCAAGGATGGGCCGATGGTAAGGAGTTATGGGTTAAGGGCGCCACAACCGCATATCAGGCCGCTCACATCCAGGTTGAGCAGGCTCAGGCTGACAGATACATGGTTAAGGCTGCCCTGGAGCAAGGTGTTTTTAAGACCGCCAAGGATAAGGGGCAAGATTGGATCCAGCTGGTGCACCCGCACCTGGGCCAGTGGTCCCCGGTCGGCGAGCTGACCAGTATGGATGATGAACTCAGAAGCAACAATTTTATGATCCTGCCAGAAGATGCGGGCAAGCGGGACGCTCTGGAATGGCAGCCGCTGTTCGCCGAACCGAAGCTCGCCAGGAAGCTCAACAACGCACTCGGTCGCTCTACGCTTGACGGGTGGGCGTGGGATTCTCTCTCCAAATGGAACATGATCCTCAAGCATAACGTACTGTTCACTTCGCTATTCCACCATCAGGCGTTCATCCGTTCGTACGTTCTGGGCGGCAAGACCGGGATCCGTGGCCTCGTCGATCCCATCGGCACCACCGTCAAGGGCTACCGGGCAGGGCGAGCGGCGATCCAGCGATTCGACGGGGAGCTCCAGGAAATCGTAGGGGCGGGCCTGACCGTTGGACGCACTCAGGATTGGGATGAGAGCATCTGGCAGCACCAGACGACGATGATCGGTCGGTTCCTCGATAAGATACCAGTTGCCGGACCGATCAAGAAAAAGATTATGGAATTCCGTGAGGTGCAGAATAAGTTCTTGTTCCAAAAATTAGGACCGTTCCTCAAGGTTCAGGGAGCCTTATTAGAATACCGACACCTCAAGCATAAGTACCGTAAACGACTTGAGGCTGGCACGATCACTAATGAGAAGTTGGCCAAGATGGTGGCCAATCTGTATAACGACGATTTCGGGGGCCTGCATCTCCAGCGTATGGGCCGCAACCCCACTACTCAGCACATCGGCAGGTTGTTGTTACTCGCCCCGGATTGGACCGAATCTAATATTCGGTCGATGGCCAAGGCGTTCAAGCTGGGCGAAGAAGGTAAAATGTACCGGGACTTCTGGTTCCGTATCGCGTTGAAGGGCCTGACCGCCACGATGATCGCCAACTTCCTGCTGTCATTAAAGGACGATGATAATTTCATCGAACGCTACAAGAAGGCTTGGAAGACCGGATACCTGCGATGGCTCGATGTCGACGTCACCCCGATCTACCAGGCACTGGGAGGTGATGACGAGAAGCGAAAATACTTCTCCATCATGGGCCACTTTCGGGATCCCCTGAAGTTCATTCGGCATCCGCTTATCTCACTGAAGCACAAGAGCTCTATCGTCCTCAAGATGGCCATGGAGGCGATATCTGGTAGTGATTGGGCCGGTCGGCAGTATACGACGCTGGCAGAGCTCCTGGGCGTCGACGATAAGGGTGAGTATAAAACCACCCAAAAGGGCAAGTACGAGAAAGGCGACCCCAAAGGCGGTAAGCTCCAGGGACAGACTGTCAAGTGGTCCCCGACCGGGATGAAGCCGCTGTCTTACGAGCGAGTGCCCAGCTTCCTACTCAACCAGATCAGATCCACGCAGCCGATCCAGGTGCAAAACGCGATCGCGTTCCTGGCCGGTGAGATCGATGCGTTCGACATGCTCACCAAGAGTGCGGGCCTGATGACATTCAGTACCTACGAGCCCGAGCCAGAGGAAGAGGTAATAGAAGCCCCGGCGAAGAAGACATACCGAAACAACTCAAGCCAGAAAAGGAAGAGGTGACAACGTGATAGACATCTTAGCAGAGGCATCGACAGGGGTAGTGGCTTGTGCGATTGGCGGCGGTGCTGCAGGGACCGCAGTTATAGGGTGGGCGGTTAAAAGCGTACTCGACCACATCAAGAACCCCAATATTCACGTTAGCGAGAAAAACGGTTATGTGACGGACAAGAACTGCGAGTTGCGAAGTAAGAACATCGAAGATAAGGTTGATGGTTTGAAAAAGCAAGTAATCCAGCAGGGGAAAGATATTCACAAAAAACTTGACAAGCAGGACGGAAATTTCAAAGAGATCTTCCGCATCCTTCGCGAACAGGCTAAGTGAAGAAAAAGGGCCAGCCCCGCAATGGGTACCTGGCCCTCACTTAATCAAAAGTAGTATGAGTCGAACAAAAAGCCATGCCATCCTAAACGAACCCGCTATAATATCTCTCCAGGGGAATACTGAACACATCCCGCTGGGGTCCGCGGTTAAGGATAGAGTTTGACTCACTGGTCACCACCAGACAAAACTCATGCCAGACATCCCAGCCTATATGTGTGAAGAACAGCAGCATGAGCTGGTGTTTCACGCGGTCGATATAACGCACCCTGTCAAGGCGTGGGACGCTATAACAGACTACTGGGATTCGGTAGTGGGGTATCAGGTAGTAGTGGGTCATTGTTCCTCACACTCGATAAGCTGCCGCATGATGTTCTCGATGTCGTGCTGTGGTATACACAGGCACCCGTTCGGATCGTAGTACCATTGGTCGCTCTGGTTTATGTACACCGGAGTAGGCTTCCTACAGCAGATCATCGAACATATCGTGAACATCACCAGCATCACCGTCACGGTAAGCCTTACCCAATTCTTGAATCCTTTTTCGTTCACGTTTACGCTTCCTTTTCTTTTTTTGCCCCTCCGACAGCCACCAGCGGAGGAATAGAAGTCCGCCAGTGACCACCGGGGCGAGCACTATTAATAGCTCCTTCATTTTGTAAAGATCCCTTTGATGGCCTCGCCGGTCTCTTTGACCTCCTTGATGATGGTCTGCACTTCAGACGAAGTGACTTGCTTATCTTCCAGAGAGGCGCCTATCGAGGCAAACAGTTCGCCCAGTTGAACGAAGGCGGCCTGAATCTTACTCGCCTTCGCCCACACCACGCCGATACCCAAAACACCGGCAGTCACCGGACCCAGTACAACGAGTAGCTGGGTCCAATCGAATTCCGCTAACATTAGCATAACTCACCGTCCTTTCCGCCCGTCAGGGCTATTTGTTCGCTTCAAAAAACCCGGTTACTCTCAGCCGGAGAAGATAATGAATAGCTCCCGGCATGGAGTTCTCGGCGGTCGATTCCGTCAAAGGGAACAGTTTGACTTTTCCGGCACTGCCCTTTTCATTGACGTGCCAACCATGCGTCTAAGCGACTTCAGCGGCTACGTGCCGCCACGGGAGCTATTCACTTTTAATAAACCCGGTTACGGTTCAACCGGAGAAGCAGGTTTGTGCCAGCTTTCCTCTGGGCGAGCCATATCTCGCATTCACCGCTCACGCAGCTTGTGGTACTTCGTTGGCTTTCGCCTAATGCTCCCGGCAGGACTCGAACCCGCACGGCCTTGTTCAGCTTGCTAATTTGGCCAGGACTTTATATCGTCAACGGCAAACACGTTGATGATCACCTTCCTGCGTCTACATTCCGCCACGGGAGCTGCCCACTTCATTTACACGGTCCCTTCTTACCGCCAGTCTTGCTGCCGGTCCCTTTCCCTTTCGCCTGACCTTTACCTTTACCTTTTCCATCACGTGGACCTTGTGATCCGCTTCGTGGTCCTGTTCCGTCCTTCTTAGGCATGATTTGATCTCCTTCTGGAAGAGGGGTATCTTTGTGATATCCCAGTGTTTTTGCTACCGCCAGATAATCGGTATGGCGGGGAAATGGGCATTTTTTATCATGTTGGAACTGTTCAACAGCCCGGATAAACTCATATTGATCATCAGTATAATACCCATTAACGTGGGCTCGCTCCTCTTCAGATATTGCCATCCCGTGTTCTCCGCACGAAGGGGCTTAACTCGTTGATCTCGACCACGATCCTTGGGGTGTCTGAGTATCGTTTACGTATGTTTGCGTCTGTGATTGTCTTATCGTCTTGCCAAAATATGCCATTCAGGGCGTCGCCGACGAACTTGAGCACGTTGTCCGCGTCGGGCGTATTTTTATGTCGATCAGGGGCGTCGACACGCAACACATCAGACCGTTTGCCGGTGTGGTAGTGTTTCTTGGGCCTGGCAAAATACAATGTCACCTTCAGCTCCATCTCTCCGGTTAGCGGCTTATCTGGCTTGTGGGCTATGGCCTGGGCCAGGAAGTCTTTCTTCGATCCTTCCGAGGGGTCATACCTGTGGCCGTTGCTTCCGGTTCGGTGCCTCTGGAGCGACTGGGGTTTGCCGTAGACTACGAACTTGATGCTTTCCATTACGCTCCTTCTTTTTTCTGGGAGAATAGTGAGGCAGGGCTTGGGGTGTGTTCAGGCTCGCCGGTGGGGGTGGTTAGAATCTCCGTGAACAATCGCTCCAGTGGTATCGAGGGCGAGCAATCTGAGTCTTGGTACAGGTTCCATACCCCATGGACGAGGGCCAGCAGTATCTCCTGGGTCCGCTTATCCATATTGCTCATCGCGGGCGGCTGCGACTTTGGGGCACGCGGGGTGTATTTACGCCGGGGGAATTTTATGCCCAGCATCTTGGCACAATGGTCTATGTTGCTATCTGTCACTTTGAGATTGGCGCAGAGGAAGAAATTCCTGGCGATACTATCTCGGTCCCATTCGCCGTCACGGATTTGTTTCCGGTTCGCCTTCATGAATTGATGTAGTTTCTGTTTCTGCTCGAAGGTCAAGTAGCTCCGTTTCGTCTGCGTCATGATCTATTCCTTTCGGTTCGTCGTTATCATCACTGTCAACTTCCTCTTCTTCTTCCCCTTCCTTTTTTTCGAGTGGCACCATCTCGCAGTCATTGTCGGTCATATCGTGCCTGTCTTTCCAGCAGTTCAAGAAGTACGAATATTCTCCGAGCTCCTCCGGGACCGAGCTCAACACGCCCAGGCTCCGCATTATGAGGACCTTAACCTTTGCTAACATTTCCTTCGCGCGTCGATGTCCAAACTTCTGCAACTCCTTATCTACCTTGCGAAGCCCGATCCGTATTTGCCGATAGTCCTCGTCCGTGAGTTCTTTTTTCACTTTGGTCATATCACTTGTCACCCTTCAAGATAAAATAAAACATGTAACCGCCAGTGCTATACATAATATCGACAAAGCACCATACACTCCTGCACAGACATAGGGTTCTCGTTTTGTACTATGCATTACAGCCTCTCTTACGCACAAGCCACACATTGCACTGCAAACTATGGACGCCAGCATAAAAAAAATTATCAAACTCACAACCGTCACCTGCCACCTCCTTCTACCGTCTCATCCACCAGCCGCCAGCCGCCTTGGCCCGCGCCGCCTTCTTTTTCGCTACCGCCGCCGTTTTCTTTTTCTTCCTGACTGTCTTGCCGATTTTTTTCGTCACACATGTTCACCTTCCGGGTTTTTTATCACACATGGATAGCTTTGTAATCCAACGCATCTACTTCTAGAGTTATGATTTTCTTGCCCATATCTTTCAGCCTTTTTTATTTATCACTCCGGGCTCTGCCTTATTCTCAAATCCTCTGGAAAGGTGTCGAGCATTGCGAATTCTGCCCCGTCAGCCTGACCGGTATACGTCTGACATTGCGGGCATTGGGGCGTCATGGTTCCGGTTTTGCATCTGGCACAATCTCCGCTGTCATCCTCCTCGCTGCCTTTGCAATCAACACATATTCGGCGGGCCATCTCCCCGAGGTATTCGCATTTTGTACAATAATATTCGTCACCGACATCGGCATCTACAAGTAACCCTCTATATTTCATATCAAATTTCGCCATCACTTACTCCAAATCTGCATCAGGAGGAACGTCTTCGGTGAACTCTTCGGGCTCTCCGATCTCTAGCGTAGGAACATGGTTGATGCTCATGTCATGCACGTATATACTTATCGTTTTATACACTGAGTCTTTTCTGTCAGTAACCTTGATCGACAAATCGAAGTGCCCGCTAATCTCTGACGGTATCCTGGCGATCGCACTGCACTCAACGCAGGATAGAGGCGGTGTGCATGGATCAACCGACCATGTTTCGTTAAACTCCTCTAAGGTCCACCATTCAGGGCCGTCGATCTTAGTAAAGAGCAGCGTCTCTCCAGGATCGTCGTCGCCGGCCATGATTGGGAATCGATAGTTGCGACCGGCTACCAGCCAGTAATCCTCGTCAACGCCGAGGTCTGCCTTTGCAATTAACGCTACGATTGATATTATAAAACACCCGCACACAATCATCTTAACTTTCGTCATGTCTATCTCCGTATATCCTTGAGAACAATTCAACGTAATGCCCGTACTCTTCTATTTGATCCTTTGTATAATTGTTTTTCTCGCCACAACTAACCCTGTTTTCCTGCCACCATTTTATAGTGTTTGCGACGCACCCTATCTTGATATATCCAGGTTGGCAAGCTGTCAGACTGTGAACGCTTCCTATGATATGCAACGGAGATTTGCCCCATTTGCCGCCGTACACCCACGCATTGCCGTACACACACGCATTGCCAGACACACACGCATCGCCGTACACCCTCGCATCGCCGTACACCCTCGCATTGCCGTACACACACGCATCGCCGTACACCCACGCATCGCCGTACACCCACGCATTGCCGTACACACACGCATTGCCAGACACACACGCATTGCCAGACACCCTCGCATCGCCGTACACCCACGCATTGCCGTACACCCTCGCATCGCCGTACACCCACGCATCGCCGTACACACACGCATCGCCGTACACACACGCATTGCCGTACACACACGCATTGCCGTACACACACGCATTGCCAGACACACACGCATTGCCAGACACACACGCTGATGCTTCTACCGTTGCAGTGTTCTCAACCCACCCGTCACCATTCTCGTGCCGGTGCCATTTGCTCTTTTTTGCGTCAGGCATTGTTTTTTTTAGCTCATCCCACGTCATGTCTGTCTCCTGTTCTGGTTCCTTTAAGGGTTTTATCTCTCGCATCACTTGTCACCGCCTTCCGGGTTTTTATCGCAAGCGAAGAACATAAAATCCATCCACCCGCGACATATCTCTGCAACAACCGCACCGTTTGACGTGTCGATGTCTGGCATCACCACGTTACCGTGGACGTCCTTGAATTTTACGTTGCGAATCAATATTGCTTCGTATATCGATTTATAGTCTAACTCATCCACTTCCAGCGTGATAATCTTCTTGGTCATCACTTATCACCTTTCAGTATGCTGTCTCTGAGCTTTTTGACCTCATAAACAAGAAGCGGGTTATAGAATTGCGGAGAATCTGCCACTAAACGAGCAAGATCGAACCTCTCTTTCTTCAGCTTCGCGTTCTCGGCTTCGAGGTCTTTGATTCGTTGGTGCAACAATGGTAGATCATTTTCAGGACTATTCATCTTCTCAATGCTCTCCCGTAATCCAGGGTCTATTTGTCCGTTTGGGTAATTAGCAGCAAATGGGTTTACCATTTTATGCACCACCTTTCAGGGCTTGCTTAACTTTCCCACTTTTTGCGACAACTATTACAATAACTATGGTCGATAGGATTGCCGCAACTACAGCCACTACCGAGTTCTTTTAGCTCTTTCTTCAGCTTCGGCTCTGGCTCAGGCTTCTCCTGCTCTGGCGGCGGTGATTGCTCGTCAGGACTACTCCCACACTTACCACAAATACTTAACCGTCCACCGATCATTTGAAAGTCGTGCCTCTCAGTTGAACGCAAGCACTCTGCCTGATTGATTAGTGATCTCATAAACGAGTCAAGTCGAGTGCCTCCCGGTATAGTGTCCACTGATTTCAGATGCGTATTAGCATATAACAGCTTGAAACATTCACTCCGCTCCTTCTTTAAGTTATCATACTCCTGCTGCTTATCTTTGAACTCCTGCTCGGCGTTGTAGAGGTCGGCGAGGTGTTCGGCGTTTTCTAAAGTCATCAATTGGGCCATAACCACATTGCCAAAGCGAAGATCGAAAGATCCGCATTCGTTAAGGCCTACTGTCATCTTTTTCATCGGTTTCATCCTTTAGTAAATGCGTTTTTCTTCACTCATAAAATACGCCCTGGGGTTTCTTTTTGGTCGGCAGTCTTTAGCCAACTCCAGTAACTGTACGATCCGCCTTGCCCTTCAACACATACGCTTCAATCTTATCTTGTGACAAGTCCCCAAAGTTTTGTACGCCGACCTTTCTAATTGCATCGTGGCATCCTTGGCATAACCACACCTTTTTGTGTTCACGATTCATTTGGAATTTACAACCCGGTTTTCTATCAACCACACAAAGTTTGACGTTGTCCGCGTTCTGTGTTTCACCAAACTCCTCTTCCCAACAACTTTGGCCTACCCACGTCTTAAAGTGCTTCCATTCAGGGACGAACGCTTTTGCCTCTTTAGTCACCCGTCGTCGCTCAATTTGTTTTTTAATCGCTGGCTCCAACAACAGCAGAATCTCACGCCAGTTCTTATGCTTCTTGCGGAAGTCACCCCATTCAACGTCAAGACCCCGTTTGGTCCCCGGATATAATTTTCGGACAGATTCAAAAACTTGTTTTTGGTCTTTATCCTTATCCTTCTCTTTATCCTTCTCTTTATCCTTCTCTTTATCCTTCTCTTTATCCTTCTCTTTATCCTTAGCCCCTTGCAAGGGGCTTGCAAGGACCTCAATTGTGTGAAGTAAATTATAATTCTGTAAGGAATTTATAACGGATTGGTGTACCCTGTTAGTAGGATTTAACGTGCCATACTGGAACTCGATAAACGGCCTTATGAACCATTTTTCATGGCTGGAAAACTCAATAACTCGCCACTCTCCAGAGTTAAAAAGTTGTAATGCCACCGCAATTTTTACTGGCATATCCTTCCCTATTCTTAGCTCCGCAACTTCCATATCAACTATCCAAACCCCAGCGTGATTACAGTCTAGACAGATATAATCCCAGAGTAGCTTGTACGCTCCTGGCAAGCCTCGATAAAAAGGTTTTTTAAACTTATCAGTGTCTGCAAATCTCTTTGCCATGTAATTATCCTTTACTCCGCAGCTTCGGCGGCTTCTTCGTCGGATTCCTCTTCTTCGTCACTGAGACTGTCGAGGTTGTCGGCACAATACTGGCAGAGGTCATCGGTGGCGAAGAAGTGATCGTCATCCTCAGTGCAGTCGCATTCGCGGCAGCGTTTAGGTGTCGCATCACCAAATAAGGTCGGCTCTGGCTTGACAGGGCCGGTGTCGATCAGGTCGCACAATTGGTTAGTGTAGGACTCGAAGGTATCTTTGGCCACCTTGGCGTCTTTCTTGGTGTGTGCCATTCCCATTGCACTTGACGACACAGCTTCACGCAACGCGGCTACACGTTGCTCATATTTTATAACGTGGGGCATCTGCTCGGCCTCCTCATCAACTTCCTCCACTTCCTCGCCATCTTCGGGGGCCTCGTCCTCAACAGGGGCCTCGGGGGCTGGAGCTACTTGGGCTGCTTGGGCCATAGCCAGGAACCCAGCCTCCAGGACGTCGATTATCTTATGTTTTCGCCGGGCTCCCATTAGAGATATGTTGTTCTCCAACGCCAGACTCATTAACTCCGCAACTGTCATCTCTTCGTACTTCATCCTGCTCATCATCAGACTCCTGCTATTGTATGGTTATCACTTTAGTAAATAACTGTTCTTCAAATTCTCGGCGGGTGGCTTCTCGGTCGATGTTACTGGCACTCATGTGCAACAGGTGTATCTCTCTGCAACCCGATAGGTCGAATGAGTATTTGAGGTAGCGTAGACACACCCGTTTGCACATGTGTGAGGTCAGCAGCCGCATAGCCAGGTGCGGGTTCACCTCACCAGAATGCACCCGCTCGCGTAGTATCTTCTCGTCATAGTTGCACTCGATCGCTATGATGTTCTGGGGTGGAAATGGATCCTTGCGAAGGTGCAGGTAGCTGGTGTCGGTGGCGAAGAACAAACTGTCACCCGACGATGTGTCTACCACCCGGTAGCCCAACGGGTCAACGGCATCATGCACCATGCTCATCGCTCGGACTATAAAAGTGTCGGTCAGCGTTATCAAATCGCCAGCCTTAACGGTATGCACCATCTTGAACTGCTCTTGCGACTCCTGTATCTTCCACTTTTTTGTCTCGGCCAGGGTCGGCCTGATACCCACTTCGGCAGCTGTGGCGCTGCTGCATACTACGTGTATGCCGGCATCTATGACGTCCTTAACTGACTTGCTGTGGTCCTTGTGTTCGTGACTCAGCAGGCAGCTGTGGATGCCAGCCAACTTAAAGTCGAGGGCCTTCTGTATCTTGTCCCACGCGTCACCGCACTCAATCAGCAGCCGCCGCCCGTTCGCCGCCGTCACAAGATACAGGTTCGCTTTTGAGGAGCTCTTGAGCTGTTTGAAATTCACGGGCTTTCTCCGATAGGGTTGCGAGTTCGTCACAGAAATATATCACTTTGCAGATAGGATTGTGATACCACGCGTTGCGTAATGATTTACCGTACCGATCCTCTTTGCTGCCTTGGGATTTCCCTTGCAGCGGGTACTCACCCTTACCCTCAAATTCATGCAGCCCGTAGAGGCCCATGTGGTAGCGGATCATTAGCTCCTCGATGGGTTCGAGTTCGATATACTGCGAGATTCGCTCAATCGACAGTAACGCATGCCCTTTGGGCTGTGCCCGATTCCACTTGTAGGGCTTGGCGTCCCCCAGGTAGGCTCCGATCTTGCAGACATCGTGCAGCAGGGCCGCGACAATAAGATTCTCAGGCTTGATGGGTAAGGGCTTTTGGCCAAAAGACATCACTTCACCAAGCCGTAAGGTGGCAACTCTTGCGACCAACTGACAATACACGTCGTATGAGTGTTGTGCCAGGCCACCTTCATAGCAGCCGTGGTACTTGGTGGAGGCTGGTGAGGTGTAAAACCCCTCCCACTTCAAGTACGTCCGCAACTCACACATACCAGGCCGGACAACGTTTTGAAGCAGGCTATCAATTACCTCCTGCGTAGTACAATCTGGTAAAGTACAATTTCGATCTTCGTTCATCACTAACTCCTTCTGTTAGGTTCGCAATTTCGCAACATCAATTCTTAGTCTTGGTAGAAGTCAGGATCCCTGGACCCCTGTGTGGCCGCTGGCGGTGTCTTCTCGGGTGCGTCAGACCCAGTGGCCATAGCGGCGTCGATGTCCTGCATGACGTCAGCCTGGACCTCTGCAAAGCCGGTCAGCGGAAAGGCGTTCTCGATGCTTACATCCCCGTCCTTGATGGATGTACCCAGGCCGATCAGCGTTGCCACGTCAGTTTTTGTGACCTCCTCGATCGATTTGCGGCCAATCACCCCAAGAATACGTTCCTCAGTCACACCGAATTGGAGTAGCCGCTTCATGACGTCAGCCCGCATCGTACCCAAGGACTTGGCTTTGCCGACGGCGGTTAGTTTTACTTGCTCAAAGACGGGCCTGATGTACGCACCCGGCACCACGCGGAATATGGCATTTCGCAGAGCGATCGAGCAGGCGGCGTTGGCCGTCACCGCGATCATGTCATCGTTGTAGCGTTCGCCAGGCTGCATAACGACCGTGCTTTTGCACTTAGGACAGGTGTTGTCGTAGGGCATTTTTTTATGCCGGGTGGTGCATTTTTCGCAGATAAAAGTGTCGGCCTTGGTGATCCGCCGGCGGACCTTGACACGGACAGCGATGTTGTTCTCGAGGTCGCGGACCTGGCCCATGGCGTAGATAAATCGGTCATCCTCAGAGAGCACGTCAGCCTCGGCGCAACAGTTGCCATAACAGGCCAGAGCGATCTCCGCCAGTCGGATAGAGGGGCCATCGACCGCCTTACCACCACGCGGCATGGCGTAGTAGCAGCCTTCTGCCGTCTCCTGATCGAGGTTGGCCATCGACATCAATTTGTCCTTAAAAATGGCGATGTTTCGCGGGTAGAGTTTGGCCGTGGCGATCTGAGACTCGATCTCCGCAACCTCCATCGATCGCGGGGCTGATACTACAATTGCTTGGTTGTCCATCACGTTAAACTCCTTGGGTAAAAAGATCGGTTTGTAGGTTTTTATCAAGTAACACGACGTCTATTTTTTTGGATGAGGCCACCTCGAGCTGTATAACCTGACACTTGGCCTCGATAGGTAGCGTCAGGGATTCGGCATGGTCGACAAAGAGGGGCACCTTGACATCATAGTGATCCGAGAGCACGTTGACTATGTCGATCCCGGTATATATCTCCTCGCCGCTGGAGAAATCAGGATAGTTAACCCCGTGGAACGTGGCTAAGCAGGTATCCTCGACTGAGCCATTAAACATCTCATTGTGCAATACCCACCGGACATGCTTGAACCTGCCATTGACCGCCTCTTCGAGTAGGTTGCCCTCTTCGGCAGTATACTCAGAGATATCATTAAGTCGGCTGTTACAGTATGCGATCTTTTGAGCTAGATCGACCCTGCGTTCTGTGAGCTCAACCAGTCGGCCTTTGTCCTGCTTCTCCCGGTCGGCGGCTGCCAGCTTCTTGTCGAGGTATGCCAACTCATTAGTCAGTTCGGTGCGTTGAGACTCACACACCTGCATCTGCTCGGTGAGGTTGGGGCCAGCCTCTTGCTCGGCTTTTTTTATCTCTTCGCAAATCGTCAACCAGATGACATCTTTCTCTGGCGGCGGGGTGGTGTGGGTATCGATTATATCTTGGAGCTTGGCTATTGCCTTCTGAGCCTCCGGAGTCACTTTAACCAGGTCCTCCTCGGCATGAGTGAGTTCGTCGCCCAGTGCGACCAGCTGCTGTTGTATGTTCTGGATCTTTTCCTGTTCGTTCTGCACGTTCTTTTTGGCAACGGCACCACGGCTGCCGATCTGAGCCAGGAGCTGCTTGTGCGAATCGTTGGTTTTCTTAATATCCTCGATCGGAATCTGCTGGCCGCAGGTGGGGCATACATTAGCAGCTGTCTTAGTCTCATCCTTAAGGCGCTTGTGCTCGTCCCTAATCCTTACCAACGACTCCTGGGCTGTGATTCTTATCGCCTTGTGGCCATCCAAGAGGGTCGTCTTAAGCCCTGTCTGATTCTTGAGGATAGTAATTTCTGCGGCCTGCGTGGCCAGACCATCATGGTACTTCTGCTGCTCTTCTCGCAGTCCTTGGACCGCCTCATTGACTTGAGATTTCAGGTCGATCTCTCGTTGGGCCTTACGGGCCTTCAGGTCTGTCGCGTTATCTATGGCCTGGCGACGATCCGCCTCTTTAGTGGCAGCGACTGCCCGCTGTTCTGTGAGCATATCAAGGCGTTTTAAGACCTCAACCCGCCGCTTTCCGAAGTCTGCACTGCCGTCCACAGACTCCACCTGCTCCGCCTGAATCCCACCTTTTTGTATCTCGTCCATGCGAGGTCCGATCTCGTCTCGCTCCGTCGTCAGCAGCTTCTTCTCGTCTGTGAGCACCTTCTTGTAATCCGCCAGAGGGCGACCCTTGGCCGCACCGATGAGCTCACCAAATCCCTTGGGAGTGCCGATATCACCGGCGATATCGAGCAGGATCTTGCGTCGTTCCTGCCAGCTGAGCTTTTGGTTGAAGTATGACAGATCCGTCAACGCCCGGAATGTGTCTTCTTTGATGATCTTTTCGATGGCCTTGGCGTATACCCCGATCTTTTTGGGCACCTCGTCGATCCAGGTCGCTGTCTCAAAGCCGGTTATCTGCCCTTTGACACTCTTCTCTTTGCACTCCTTGCGGAATACGTGTTCCATGCCGTCGATACTCAACACCGCCTCTACAGAGGTCACCACGCCGCTGATAGGCTGGCGATTCTCGTCTTGTGGGTGACGGCCGAACTCCTTACGGCCCAGTGAATCCTTGCCAAAAAGCAACCACAAGAACGCGTCATAAACGCTGGTCTTGCCTGATCCGTTCGCGGCCCTGATGACCGCGTTAGAGATGCTTTGCTCGTCGAGTGACATCTGGACCAGGTTCAACTTAAGAGTCTTTATCCCCTTGAAGTTGTCAATGTTCAAACTAACCAGTCTGATCTCCATCATGAATCTCTCCTGTTTTAGAGGGTGTAGTAATTTCTCTGACAATCCCCATCAATACCGAACGGTCCAACAGAAAGGAGGGGCCGCCGCTGCGCGGTGCGACGACCCTTCGTGATGGACTTCTGTTTGAGGTGCTCGCGGTACAACTGCCGCATTTGTTTGGCTCGCTTCAAGGTACACTTCTTCAGGTGGCCTTTCGGTCCACCCTGCCAGAGGCGTCCCATCATGGCCAGCTTGTCCTCTGTGCTCATGCCGCGAAAAAACATGGAACGGGGGCACCACCATCTCATGTAGATACGGTACATCTCAATTGACTTTTCGACGTCCCAACGGTCCTTTAACGTGTAACGGGTCTTTACTTTGCGTAAGCCGTTGATACGGTTACACTCTCGCACCATGATCGGGGTGATCTGGAGGATTCCCACGTCATCATGTTTGCCGACTGCGTTGGGGTCGCCGCCAGATTCCAACTGGATCAGGAACGGCAAACAAAGAACTAAAATAGACTCCATCACAAAATCTCCTTAAGTTTTGTCTTTTGAAGGTAGTTCAAACACCACGACATCCCCACTTAAACCTATATCCACATAGCCATCTCTCACTAAGTCATTCAACGCGAGCTTCGCTTCTTTTTCGTCCATTGCAATTTGGTGAGCCGCCCATCGTTGCTCTTGAACATCATCCAACAAAAAATCTATCGGGCAGGGGCTGTGGGCTTTAATCAATCCCAAAAATGAATCCTTGATAGATTCCATCACAAATCTCCTGTTTTAGGGTTGAGGGGTTACTTTACCGTCAAGACGATACCCGGCGAGAATTTCAAACGATCGAGCTGAAGCCTCTTCATGGTCAAGGCCCCCGGCCATAAAACGCTGCATGACCTTTGAGTGCTTCTTCAGCCGTGCCTTAATAGTCCTGTGTTCTGTTGCGTAGTCGCGTTTCTTTGATCCGAGTACCATCACGAATCTCCTTAAAAAAGTAGGGGCACCTGCGTCATAGTCGTGGGCTCCGCAGCCCGTCTGTAACACCGGCACCCCTGGAGGTTAGTTCACGCGACTCTTTTTAGCAACATCCTTTATTGGTTGTTTTTTGCTGTTCTCTCTAAGTCATTGCTAATAAAAGACTAAAGACTACAATAAAATGTAAGAGTTTATGAGTCCTATACGCTCAAGTGGTTAAATATAACATTTGCGTTAGCCACATTGACCAGCCTTCACCATCGCCAGAATGCGTGCTTTGACTGCTTCATAAGGACTTGGCCAAGTTGGGCCCATAAGTCACCGCCGCATTTTCCAGGATATACCCCCCATAGTGCAATCCGTGAAAAAGTGGCCAGCATTGGTGCCACGGTCGGGGCTCACTAGGCACCAGAGATTGCATCCCCCCTGCCAGTGTCAAGTAGGTGCTATCAAGTTCAGGCTCGGCTTATGCAATAAAAAAACAATTTTCGTCGCGCTAAAATTTTTAAGAGTGTTTTCGTTTTCGTTACGTTTTCGTTACGGATACGGCCCGGGTTCGTTTCGTTTCTTATAAATCTTCTTTCGTTTCGTTTTCGCCAGAAGGCTCAGGCTGTTTTCTCACTCTCAACTGCCAATATCCTCTTACATTTTTCCAACGACCTAGTTTTATACTCGCTGTCATCACCACCAGCAGAGATCGCTCACAGGGAGTATTCTGATAGCCTATAGCTCCAGAAGGTAGATGGTAAGCTTTAAGGCGCTGTTATCAGTGAACATGGTGATAATCTAGGCAATTTTACACGCTAACCACCTTTGCCCGTTGAACCTATATAAAGTCTTTTGCTTTTGATCATGTTTATTGGTGAACATGGTTACTATCTCTGTTTACCTGCCGCCATGCTCATCGGTGAACATAGCGCCATGTTTGCTGGTAGCAGTTGTTTCTTTCTTGCCTCGTTTCCACAAATCGTTTCCCGGTTGGAATCCCACGTTGTATTGACAGGCTCTTGGGCGCTTGACTTCTTTGAATTCTGGGGTTCCCCATGCTTTCCAACGATCACTTATTCCATAAACGGTCGTTATTTTGTGCAATCCCATTCCGGTATCTACTACATCGATAAATCCATATTCCACTAGTAGGTCCAAGGCACGGTTGAACCTACCTGCTAAGAATCCAAGGGACTCCGCTTCTTTGTAGGTGAACTGCAATTCCCGGTGGTTGATAGGCTCTTTCTTTTTTCTCATTTCCGGCTTTCCCGACACGCCTCCATAAACCAGTTTCAATCGGAAATACAAAAGTATTTGAATCGCTGAACCCCCGTTTCTCTGTCGTGCCAAGTCTGAAAAAGCCTTCGATTGAATCAGTCTCCCATCGAGATATGTACCCTTAGAATATTTCTGTCCAATCATATTTGCACCCTCGGCGAAGCGACTTTCCCGCTATAAGGTCGATACTGATAGAGTGGGCAGGTATGGGAGGTACAATTTTTCACCTCTTCGCGCTGCCAACATACACATTCCGAGCAGAACGCATTGACCGCCGCCCGTAGGCTTTTGCCTGTCATCGCCTTGCGGTAGGTTTTTCGATAAGCAGAGGGCATTTGGGCCAATTTTTGCTCGACCTGGGGCGATATGGCCTGTGATACCTTTTGGCGTGACTTATGCGATTCTGTGCCGAGAAAACGCCCGTCAGAGGCGTTTTTAGAGACTGTAGCTGCTGGACGTGTAGTTACCTGCTCTTCCCCTTGCACTTTGGGATTATTTTCAACCTTCGTATCGGGACCGTGATCAGCCACCCGTTCCAAGTCGATTATCCCGTGGGACTCGGTGCCGCCGTTGGTGCTGATGGTGGTTAGCTTGAGTTTGGTTGTTTTGGTCATACTTCCACCCCCTCCGCGGCCAGATTACGCTCAACATAGGCGTCCAGGTCGCTAATCTTAAAGCGAAGTCGCCCCCCCAGTGTCAGACATCGTAGCTGTTTTGTCCGCCTCAGATACCGCACAGCACTTAATCCGCACCCCAAATACGCCGCCGCCCCCGTCAAATCCACAAGCCCCGATGGGCTCACCTTCAAATCTGCCTGATTCATCCGTGAATCCTTTCTATAAATCAATTTGTGGGCGCACAATTTGCCCATGTGAGTAGCTCTACGGCGATCCCTCAGGACGCCGGGCAAAGGCGTGGCCGAAGAACTGGCCAAGGCCCAGCGGTTACGACTTGATAATGCCGCCAAGGGCATAAAAACCGACCTAGACAGCCTCAAAGACATGTATCTTGAAACGATCAAACGCAACACCAGCAGCCCTAAGCATTACTCGAACGTAAAATGCAGGCTCGGGAAGTATTTGTCCGCCGCCAAGATCGTTGATATATCCCAAATCACCACCACCTCAGTTCAGCAGTTCTGCAATATCCTCAAGGTCAAAGACCGAACAGTCAGGGGTTATAAAATAACTATCAGCGGCTTTTGTACGTTCCTGGTTAATCATAGCCACTTACCATCCAACCCCTGCCAGCAGGTAAGGCTCCCAAAGATACTCGACCCGCCGCCTCGATTCCTGACCAACAAGGAATATGATCAAGTCTTATCAGTTGCCGCCAAGATGGGCAAATTGGCATATCTGGGTGTGTTCATCATCCTCAAGGCTGGCTTACGCTCAGACGAAGCCAGGCGGCTCAGGTGGGACGATGTGATGTTTCCCGATAACTTACTCGTGATTCGCAAGGAACGCGGTAAGAGGGGCCGTGCGGTCCCCCTGCACCCAGAATTAGCCGCACTACTCAAGCAATATGCCCAGCCGTCCGGGTACGTGTTCCCCGGCCATCGCGGCGGTGCGATCGGAGGAAAGCAGTGGCGGGCACTATTCCAGCCCCTAAAGCAAGTCAAAGCGTTTAAGCGGATGGGAAACCTGCTCCACGGTCTAAGATCAACATTCGCAAGTCGTTACGTACAGGCCGGTGGCGATATCTACCAGCTCTCAGCATATCTGGGGCATCGATCTGTCGACACCACCCGGCGGAGCTACGCCTATTTGCAGCAAAGGCACTCTGACGATATCCTGGGGCGGATTTAAAAGTGCGTAAATTAAATAAGCCCCTTCCAAGCCCCTTGCAAGGGGCTAAGGATAAAGAGAAGGATAAAGAGAAGGATAAAGAGAAGGATAATATTAAGACGCGTGCGAGGATCTCGTTTTAAAAATCCCTCTTCTCGTTTCGTTTCTCGTTTAAGAGCCCACCCCAATACTGTCCCCCCCACCAAAAAGTTACACAAATAGATTGTGTATTTGTGCGGTAAACAATCTCGTGACCCCCAATTCTCAAGTTGTGGGAAATAATAATTACCGACTTTGGGGAAATCACTATTTTTGGTATATGGTTTGCGTCATCTGCGGGAATGTCGTATACTGCCCTCATGGCTGTTAAAGCAAGATCAAAACCAAAGGCGAAGGTCGCAAAGAAGAAAGCGAGGCCAAAAAATGGTCAGCCGGTAAAATATCTAAAGCCTGGTCGGCCCACCAAGTACAACCAATGGGTAGCCGGTCGAGTCGAGTATTACATGGCTACCGGCTACACCGAGGACGGCTCAGTGGTGCCGACCATCGAGGGATTATGTCACTTATTGAGAGTCTGTGAAAAAACACTATGGAATTGGTCCAAGCGGTATCCAGCGTTCGAGCGGGTACTCGGCAGGCTCAAGCGGCTCCAGAAGCAGATGCTGATCAGCAAAGGGCTCGATGGCAAGTATAACTCCACCATCGCCAAGCTGCTGCTGAGTTGCAACCACGATATGAACGAGAAACAAGAGTACGAGGTTGGCGGTAACGTAACTGTTGAGATCGTAAACTATGCTGGAAACAAGGGTAAAACTCCCACATAATTTCGAGCCACGCTCATACCAGGTCCCGTTCCTACGGGCTATGGACGAGGGCTGTAAGCGATCTATTGCGGTATGGCACCGTCGGGCGGGGAAAGACAAGACATTCCTAAACTACCAGGTAGCAAGGGCTTATCAACGGCGGGGATATTATCCGTATTTCTTCCCGACGACCAAGATGGGCCGTAGGATCCTGTGGGAGGGCATGGACCGCACCGGCTTCCGCTTCCGCGACCACTTCCCACGCGAGATCGTCAAGCGAATCAACGAGTCTGAGATGCTTATCGAGCTCACTAACGGCTCGATATGGCAGATCATCGGCACGGATCACATAGACAACGTCGGCATCAACCCCATCGGCTGTGTCTTCTGTGAGTTCAGCTTACAGAACCCCAGAGCATGGGATTTAGTTCGCCCAATCCTGGCGGAAAATGATGGCTGGGCGGCGTTTAACTTCACTCCCCGCGGTAAGAACCACGCCTATGACCTCGTCAAGATGGGTCAGGCGAACGACAAATGGTTCAGCGAGATCCTCACCGTCGACAGCACCCACGCTGTCAGCCTGGATGCCATCCAGGACGAGCGAGAATCGGGTATGAGCGAGGATATGGTGCAGCAAGAATTCTACTGCTCATTCCTGCTGGGCGCTGAGGGCTCATATTACGGCAAGTTCATGGCCAAGGCTCTCACTGATGGGCGGCTCACCACCGTCCCCTATGACCCGGCGGCCTTGGTGGTGACAGCCTGGGACCTGGGCGTCGGCGACGACACAACCATCTGGTTCGCTCAGGTGATCGGCACAGAGATCCACTTGATTGACTTCTACTCCACTTCAGGTGAGGGGCTGGCACATTATGTCAAGGTGCTCGAAGACATGCGGCAGGAACGAGGCTGGACATATCTGTGTCACATCGCACCCCATGACATCGAGGTCAGGGAGCTGGCCACCGGCATATCCCGCCGTGAGTTCGCCCAGCAATTAGGCCTGGAGTTTGAGGTATTGCCACGACTGCCGCTGCAAGACGGCATCGAGGCTGCTCGCACCTGCTTGCCTCTAAGCTGGTTCGACGAGCAGAGATGTGCCCAAGGCATCAAGTGCCTCGAAAACTACCGCAAACGATTCGACGAGAAAAACAACGTGTACTCAGTAATCCCACTGCACGACTGGTCGAGCCACGCCGCCGATGCCTTCCGCTACCTGGCGTTGGGTATCAGGTCCGGACTGGGCGTCCCCGGTGGTGATGGTGGTGGTTATGATGACTGGTCACAATTCTATCAACAGGCGAGTTAATTCATGGATGACCAAAAAGCCTTAGATCTAAGCCTTGAATACAGCAACGTGGTTCAGAGCTCTGACCGATGGAGTGACTTCATCGAACGCAGCAAGCGGGGATCAGATTACTACGTTGGCCTACAGACCTACGCCGCCGAGGTGAGAGCCCGGCTGGAGCGAGAGGGCAAATCCTGCCTCGTCTTCAACGAGATACTACCTGTGATCAACTACCTGACCAGTGTGGAGAGAGACAACCGCAAGGACGCTAAAGTTGTCGAACGCCGCGGTGGCTACGCCTGCGTGGCGGAGCTACTCACTGAGATGTTTAAGCACATGATGGACTCATGTGGCGGCGACTACGTCAAGAGCGACGTCTTCCTAAACGGTGTCAAGTCGTGCATGGGCTGGTTCTCCCTTGAGGTCGACTATGACTCCGATCCGGTGACCGGCCAGATAATCCTGCGATCGAGGCCCACGCTGGCAGTACGATCGGATCCGGCCTGTATGAGTTACGATCTAAACGATCCCAAGAATGGGGCTCAGTTCATAATTGACAGCGACTTCGAGCTAAAATCCAAACTCAAAGCACAGTATCCCAAGAAAGCAGACGATATCGACTCGGCAGTTAATGACTATGTCGGGGGCCAGGGTAGAGGATTAGTGAAGAGGCTGGTTGACTATGTTGTCGGCAACACTGTCGACGACATCGAAGACTCCGAGGTGTTGTTCGATACGGACTTGATGGCCAAATGGCGGTGTAGGGTGCAGACCACCTGGATGAAGGAATACGTATCCCGGACGCTGGTGTGCGATAAACGCAACTGGGAAGTTCGCTGGCTCAATCCCAAGAAGAAGAGCGAATGGGCTCAACTCCAACAGCTTAAGCTCGTTGCTAATCAGTACCCACAGGCTTTTGAGATCAAAGAGAAGACGCCCATGCCGCTGATGCACAAGGTGGTGCGTATCGGGCAGCTGCTCCTCGATAACGTCGAGGACCCCTACAACGGCATGAGCATGTTCCCTCTGATCCCGTACTCCCCGTTCGGCGAAGCCCAATACGATATGGGGGTGGTCGATAACCTCATAGGACCACAGGACGAGCTCAATAAGCGTATGACCAATGCGGTGCATATCCTCAACCAGACCGCCAACGGCGGCATGGTGATTGGTAAGGAAACCAGCGCCGGGTACCTCCGGGTGCTGAGAGACTTCGGGTCATCGCCCAATATGGTGGTTGAACTGGATAAGTGCGGCGGGCATTGGGAGAAGATCGAACCGAACCAGCTGTCCCAGGGGCACATGCAGCTGCAAGCCACCGACAAGAACTACATCGAAGAGATCAGCAGCGTCTCCGGATCTTCGCGCGGCTACGATCCCAGCCGGCAAGAGTCGGGCCGTCTCTATCGTGAGAAGGTCAAGCAGTCGATGGCGACCAATCAGATAATCTATGACCGCTTTGATCACACCTGCCGCATCATGTCATACACAGCGATCGGTATGATCCGACACACTCAAACCTACACCGAGCAAGAGATTGGCTACATGGTGACCGACAAGGACCTGGTCGCCGGTGACCTGTTAGAAAAGGCCCGCAAAGCGATTGTCGAACAGCAGCCGCCGCCCCCGAGCCCCCTGGAGAATCCCATGTTCATTCAGCTGGCTCCTGAGAACCAGCAATTTATCTATAAGAAATACGAGAAGCTGCTGGAGGAGTATACCGCCCAGGCAGAGGCCATGGCGATCAAGCAGGGCAAAGAGGAGCTTTTCGAGCAGCTCAAGGCCTACCGCACCGGCAAATACTCTGTCACCGTAATCCAGAGCCCCAACGCCCCGACGACGCAGATCAGTAACTTCTACGAGCTAGAAGCACTCAAGGACCTGGTGCCACCGGAGATACTTGGTAAGTACATGATCCTGGCCACCGGGCTACCAAAAGAACAGAAGGACGAGATGGTCGAAAAACTCGAAGCTATAACCCAGGCAGCGTCGCGGGCGCAGCCAGCTTAATGTGAAGGATTTATTGCATGGCAAAGAATACCACAAAACCAAAGACCTACACGCGGTTCTCTCAACCACCGAAGGCGACCCCGACCAAAGCGGAGGTTCCGGTAACCCCGGTGACTCCGCGGACACCAGTTGTGGCAAGTCCTCCTCCCCAGGAAGCCAAGCCGATGGTGAACAGCAAGCCGGCCCCTCCGCCCCGCGCCAAGCCGATGACGATCGTCGATCACCTGCGTAAGGCAGACGAGCTGCTCGCACCGATCATGGAGCTCCACGCCGGCAACAGGAGCCTCGACCACGGTTATATGATGTTCCATAAGAATGTCATCGCTCTGATCGATCAGGGGTTGCGTCAGCTGAAGCTGGACGACTAACGTAATGGATGTTGAAGCTATGAGCAAACGGATGCGAGAACAGGATCAGGCAGAGATTGAGCCTGATCATACCGATGAGTTTTTAGATACCGTCGGTGGTCATTTGGCCGGTGTTGCTCCGAAGTTCGGCAAGATAACCTTCAACTTTGCTGACGGTTATCAAGGCTTTAAGTACGAAAGGGACCACAGGCGTCCTAAATAACAACTGAATATTGTAGGGTTAATCGAACAAACGAAGCCCTGCTTTCTTGGTTTAATCCAGGAGAGCAGGGCTTTTTTTATTGTCCGTCACAGCAGGTAGCTGTGTGCCCGTTACCGCAGCGGTACATGCGGGATGATCCCCCAGGGCAGGAGTAAATGCCTTGTGCGGCAGTTTGGGCCGTCATCCAGACAGGAGTGTGTTTTATGGAAGTCGAAGAATTTGTAAACGAAGAGAGTCCCGAAGAGGAAACCCCCGAGACGCCCGAGGTGCCAGAGACACCCGAAACGCCTGAGGCGACTGCGGTACCGGAAGTACCTGCGGTACCGGAAGTACCTGAAACGCCCGTAACGCCTGACCCTGACGCTGTGTCGACCCCTCCAGTTACAGAGGAACCACCGACGATGGTCCCGCTAAGTGCCCTGCAAGAGGAACGCATCAAACGCCAGGAGCTTCAACTGAAACTCTCGGAGATGGAGACACCGGGTACGCCGGTCGCGGAGCCACCGAGTTCCGAGCAGGCACCGGCATCACTGGACCCCCAGGATCCTGATCCGTCTGCGGCGATCGATGACGAGTCATACGACGCCATGTTCCCCTCTGAGCAGCGACGGATACAGCGTGAACATGAGGCGTGGCTTGAGCGTGAGAATGGCCGTAAGGCCAGTTTCACCAGAGAGAACCACAACCTCCAGCTCGAGCAGCAGGCACGTCAGCGTTTCAGTACCGAAACCATGGGCGAAGGGTTCGACTATGACAGTATCTGTAAGACTGGCCGCTCCTGGCTCACTCCCCAGGACGCCAAGGATATTCTGTCTAGCGCCGACCCCACCAAGGAAATGTATGACCGTTGTGTCCAGCGGTGCCCGTACATCTCGGCGGCTAAGAAGAACAATCCTCCTTCTGGCGACTCTCAAACAAACAATAATGCCCCTGTTACCCCTGTTACCCCGGTGACCCCTGCCCCTCCAGCAGGCCCAGGTGATGCCCCAACATTATCGGAATTATTCCCCGACGACGACCAGACGGGCACTCTGGCAGCCAGCTTCGTAAGCGGGCCTTCCGAGGAGGACGACGGGTAAGAAGTGGCGTAGGAAGGAACTATCACGATGGGACGACAAGCAAGAACATCTTCAAGTGCTTTAACACCAATGAAATGGTTGACGAGATTCATCAAGTATTCGTTGGAAGAGAATTTCTTTGGCCGTTCGGGTCTGATCGGAGAGGGCAATGACGCACTTATCCGGATATACAAAGATCTGACCGTTACCAAGGGCAACAAAGTCAGGATCCCGATGACCGGACCCCTGACCGGTGTGGGCGGCGGTGACAACTTCAGTTCTGAAGACATCATGGAAGCGTACGACGCCTTCTACATGGACGTCGAAATCCATGAGCGTGGCCATACGACCGGACTCTCTGGTCCGATGACCAAGCAACACATGATCGAGGACTGGCCGCGTCAGGCGACCGAGAAGCTGGCCTCCTGGGCCGGCGTTAATGACGAGAAAGAGATCATCAAGGCCCTCTCGGGTCTTTACAATCTCTCCACCTCTGTCGAATCGGTCAACGAACACGCGCCCACTACGCGTCGAATCGCCTACGGTGGCGAGACGAAAGCCGGAGTGATCGAGGCCAATGCGTGTTTAGCTGACGGGACCACACTGGGACCGTATGCCGCCGGGACCAAAGCGACGACGGACGCACTGCTGAGTGCAGAGACTGAAACAGACAACCTGATGGGTCCGAACTTCCTCGAGAAGTGTGTAATCCACTTCATGAACTCCGAACCCCGTCCCCGGTTACTCACAATCGATGGCCGTAAGTGCCTGCTGTTTATAATGACCCCCTGGCAGGGGGCCGATATGAGGCAGAACACCATCTACATCAACCGTAACCAGTACGCCCAGGTCCGCGGCAACAAGAATCCGTTGCTGTCTGACTCGATGGGTTTCTGGAACTGCGGTGAGGTAAGCGTCCTACTGAAGGAATACGGTCGTATGGAGTCGAGAACCGGAGCGGGCGGCACTACGCCAACTGAAGGCTTCACCTTGAACACTGCCAACTCTGCGACCTCCGACGCGGTAGCTAGTGGCGTCAATGTCGGTAGAGCCCTTCTAATGGGTGCCGGTGCTGGAACTATCGCTTATGGAGCTACGAAAAACGGTCAGATGATCGATCGCTTCAACGGCGACCTGGACTCCGGGACGAACCGCAAACCGTTCTACGGGATCGACATGATCAAGGGCATCTCCAAGACCACCTTCGACAATGAGTCCGATACGGCCCAGCAGGACATGGCTGTGATGTGCATAGACACCATCGAGCAACATTAACCCGTAACCCCGATAAGCGGCTTGAGACATTGGTACGCGGCTTGAGACATTAACAATTACTTTTGAGAAAAATAGAAAGGGACAATGATGACTATTAAGAATACGTCATTGCAGAAGTTCCACTTCGGGGTTGTGGACGAAAACAATAACCCCATCGAAAGCGGTCTGCGGGTAAGCGTCTTCATCGCTGGCAGTACTGCTGCCACGGTGTACGCTGACGCCTACGAGACGGCGATGACTAATCCGGTCACCGAAACTGTTTACGACGCCGCCGCCGGTGGGATCAGTTTCTGGTACGGAGCTCCGACCTGCGACGTGGTGATCAATGACGCCCTTGGCCGTTTGGTCAAGGTCGAAAGCCTGACCCCCAGCCAGAACAAGATCGTCTTCGATTCCCGTCAGGCAGTGGGTGGTGTCTTAAACAACATCACCGGCACGGACTTGGCTGATGACGAGGGTGTATTCGTGGCTTACGCCGAATCCGTTACCATCGCTGGCGATCTGCTAAGAGCCGGTGATGTCATACACATCTTCGGCCAGGTTATTGCCGACGACATCCATGCGGCATCGGCTGAGTTGGCGATCCAGGTCCTGTTCGGAGCCGAGGTCATCCTCCAGACCGGCGATGTGACCTTTACCGCCAATGAAGATGCGATCACCTTTGACTGTATGGTCAAGGTCTTGGTTGCCGGTACGTCTGGAACCATCATGTTCTGGGGTGATGCCAAGAAGCAGCTTAGTGGTGTGGTATCGGCTGCACCTTGTGCCTCGCCTACCGGCATCTGCGGGCTGGCAGGTAATACCGAGGATATGTCCGGTGATGTAGCGATCTCGGTCAAGGGTGACTACGAGAATGCCCACGCCGACCAGGAATCTCAGGCGTTTATCCACGTACAGGTTCTAAAGGGCGTCGTTGTTTAACTAAAACCATTACCCATCCCGTTGGCCAGGAGTGGCTTTAACCGCTCCTGGCTGGCGTGGATCTTACTGAGGAGTTTAACTGTGGCGCATTCGGATAAAGTGTTATTGGTCGGTAGCGGGCTGACGGCCAAGCTAGCCACCGATTGGGACTTGACAGGCTGGACAGTCTGCGTGATCCATAACGCTTGGAAGATAGTCCCTGAACGATGGGACATTCTTCTCCATGCCTTGGATTTTCCGGAAGAACGCAAGCCTATCAATTACGACGAAAGTAAACAGAAATTAGTGACCACTTACGAGTGGGTCATGGAGAACTTTAAGGACGAGACGCATGCTGGCTTCTGGCGTAAACATACCGGCTACGGCAAAACCATGTTCTTCTCGTCGTTCTGGTGGATACTGGAGACGCTCAAGCCGAAGGTGGTGGGGTTTGTCGGCTGCGATATGTACTATCCAGAAGTGGGCGACAATACCATCTATGGTACCGGCAGCCCTGACCCCCTGAAATATCCCCGCAAGAGTCTGCTGCATTGGCTGGGGTTTATCGATGGTTTTTGTGTTCGGGACAACATCACCCTGATGAACTTCTCCCCCTATGGAAGCCCCACCTTGCTGCCTTTTTCGCACGGGTTATTCCCCAGTGAAACTCCGATCGAGCGTGGCAGAGAGCATCGATGCGAATCGGAATACTGGCCAGGGGGTAAAGCATGACTTTGATAATGACAAAGAAAGGTAAAATCGATTACAGGGCGACGTATGACCACACCCACGCCCGGCATGTATCTTACAAGGCCCGCAACTGGGGCCTTAACTATCGAGAGCACTGGCAACCTACCGGCGTCCTGCGTCCAGATGACACTGTACTAGAGGTCGGATGCGGTAACGGTAAACTCTGTCGACGGCTGGCTAATGAGGGGCATGACGTCACCGGCCTCGATGTGGCGATAGGCGACTACGATCGCACCAGCTACACCTTCCACCAGTGTGACATTACTCGGGCGTTATGGCCCACAGAACCAAAAGTCTATGACGTGGCCATGGCGTTTGACGTCTTCGAGCATATTCATAGCGACGATATCATGTTGACTTTATCGAACTTCGTGCGATATGGACGTCGGCATGTAATATCTCTGGCCCACTGTAAGAGTGTCGGCAAACTGCACGTCACGATCGAAGATATCGATTGGTGGATTGAGAGGCTCGAAGTGTTTGCGACCGGGTGGAAGGTTGTGCATACCCGGATTGTCGAAAGTAACGGCAATAGCCCCAGTGGCACAATCAGCGTTCTAGTAAGGAATGAGGTAACAAAATGAAAAAGTATTTATTGATCTTAGTCTTAGTGGCAATGTCGTTATCAGCATATTTCGCGTTCGGTCAGGTATGGCTCTCACGTCCTGCCGGCAGCGGTCAGGAACTGTATACCGCGGCCAAGGGCTGGAAGAGTATGCGGACTGCGGCGGCAGAGACTGCGGCGGCTGGCTATGTCTGGACGTCGGCGGATATGAATTTCTACGCACTGGTCGCGAACTCGTCGACCGTCCCATCGACCGTCAATACCTATATCGGTGCCACTAACGGTCTAATCGACGTTTGGAGTGAGTTGGGCTGGGGCATTAACGGCGTCACGATCTCCTTTTTTACTGAGTCTGACGCTGCTGACGATACCTTCGCATTTGAACTGTACGCCTTCGCTGACGACAGTAGGTACGGACCTGCTCTGCCTGTGTACTTAACCACGTCAACGAACTGTGCGGTCGGGACAGGCCAGTGTGACTATCACCCGACGACAGGCACGGCCCAGGCGAGCGGTTTATGGGTGGATACTATATCCGGAACTGACTGTTGGCCCTCTGGCGTGACGATAAGCGACAGTGGCAATAATCGGATCTGCACCATGTCGTTCGATATGCGAGGGTGCAGGTATTTACTATTGAGGACGTTTAATTCTGCTACCGCCACCGGCACCGAGGCGGCCAAAATCG